TTGATAAAGTTCCAGCAAGTGTTCCACCTGTTACTGTACCAGTTGTAGTGATTGCAGATGAACCAACATCTATACTTCCAAAACCTGATGTTATTGATCCGCCATCTAAAGCACCAACACTTGTTATTTGAGTTTGAGCAGCATCTACTGATAATGAATGTGCAATACCCTCACCTGAAGTAGCACCTGTAGATGTGATACCTGTACCACCTGTTATTGTACTAACATAATCACCAGTTGTATCTGTACCTAATGCAACACTATTAGCTTGTATTGTTGTAGATATAGATATACCTGCTGTTCCATCAAAGTTTGCAGTTCCTACTACATCTCCTGATAATGCTATTGCTCTAGCTGTTTCTAATGCTGTAGCTGTAGCTGCATTTCCTGTTGTGTCTTGGTTTAATGTGCCAACAACAAAATCCAAAGTACCATCTGAATCATCATAAGTTACTGTAATACCTGTTTCAGTATTACCTGTAACCATACCACCAACTATATCTTGTACTCTTTCGGTGGTCATATAAAGGTTGCTAGAACCTTCTGCAATATCATCTGTATCTAATGTAACTGCTCCTGTTGCTGAATTAACACTAGTTACAGGAGCAGCAGCTTGTGTAAAGCTGATAACACCTGTAGAGCTATTATAAGAAATATCACCACTAGCAGATATCGCTGATCTGCTTCTTGCATTTGTAAAATAAAGATTACTTGATCCTTCTGATAGATTGTCTGTATCGTGATTTGATAGTGTTGAAACTTGTCCTGTAACATTACCTGTAACATTACCCTCTAGGTTAGATACTAAAGTTCCTACTGCATATCCTGTTCCTGAAGTATTTACTGTCGTTGTTGGCTCAACTTGTAAATCTTTAAATAGTTTAAATTTACCTGAATCATTAGCATCTCTAAATAAACCAGCATATAAGTCTTGTGATCCTGAAGTGTCATACAATCCATAAAAACCTATATCTAATGAATCAGCACCACTATTAGCTTTTGCTAATTTAATTAATGGATCAGTTACAGATAGGGTATCTGAATTAACAGTTGTAGTTGTACCATTAACTGTTAGATTACCTGAAATAGTAACATTATCAGGCAATCCTATTGTTACTGTTGCAGTTTCACTTCCTGATCCTGATACTTCTACCTCATTAGTTGTACCAGCTATTGTTGAAACATAATTACCAGTTGTATCAGTTCCAAGAGCTACGCTATTTGCTGCTATAGTTGTAGATAAGGTTATATTACCTGTACCATCAAAGCTCACACCTGTAGCTGTAACATCCCCTGATAATCCAATAGTTCGACCAGTTGCAAGTGCTGTAGCTGAATCAGCAACAACACCTGATAAATTATTTATAAATGTGTTTGTAACTCTAGTATCAATAGCAGAGTTAGCTCTTGTATCTGTATAGTAAAGATTGCTTGAACCTTCGCTTAGATTATCAGTATCAAATGGTGATAGCGTTATAACTGGCGTTAATGTTCCAGCACTATCATTATAAGTAAAACTTATACCAGTACCATTTTGTATTAGTGCTGCAACTCGATCATCAGTTCTTTCATTAGTAAAATATAAATTAGATGAACCTTCACCAATATCATCTGTATCGAATGTATGTGATCCACCTAATGCTATTGCTTGTGAGTTTACAGTTATGCTTGAATTAGCAAGTTTTGCATTTGCTATAGAACCAGCTAACATAGAATTAGTTATACCTGTTGCTTTTACTCTAAGAGCATCAGAATTTATTTCTATTGAAGAATCATCAACACCTACAGCAAGTGTTACATCTCCTGAAGTACCACCACCTATTAAACCATCTCCTGCCACAACTGAAGTTATATCAGCACTATTAGTATTTGCTATTGTTAATGTACCAGCAGCATCATCATAAGTAAGACTTATATTTGCACCTGCTGTTAAAAGTGTATTTACCTGATCATCTACTCTTTCAGTAGTAAAGTATTTGTTTGTTGTACCTTCACCTATATCATCTGTATCTAAAGTTATATTTGCAGTTCCATCAAAAGATACTCCTGATATTGTTCTAGCTGTAGCTAATGCAGTTGCAGTAGAAGCATTACCAACTAAAGCACCTGTTACTTGATTGAATACTACATTGTCTGAAGTTCCTACTGACTGACCAATAGAAAAAGTAACACCATTACCTGAAGCTGCTGATGTGACACCAGTACCACCTAAGAGTGATAATGTTTCACTATCTAAATCTATTGATATTGTAGATGATCCATCTGATATATCTAAATCTTCTAGGGTTATTTGACTGGCTATGTATGCCTTTATAGATTGTTGTGTTGCTAATGCTGTTGCAGAATCACTACTAAAATCATCTTCATCTAATATAGAAGTAACTGTAGCACCTGAACTAAAACTAAATGATGTTATACCATTAACAGTTCCAGCATTTATATCTACTGTATTATCAGCAGTAATACTAAATGGCATTGTAATCCAAGCATTATTACTACTGTTTCTTAATTTCAAAACATTAGCAGATGTATCAATCCACCATTCATAAGCATACATAGTAGATGGTTCGCTAGAACCACTATTGTTTGATGAAATAGCTAACAGAGCATTATTTAAATCTGTTCTGAAGTTAGCCCCTGTTTGGTTTGCTATGTTGTAATCATGTTGAGCCATATTTTTACCTCGTTTCTATTGTAGTCCTTTAGATAAAATTTTGTAGTATATAAAGTACATTATTGGGTATTATCTATAAAAACATAAAGCGATTGATAGGTTGAATTTAGTTTTGTAACCCATCTTATACGCCATTTAACTAATCTAGTATTTGATCCTGAAGTTGGTAAACCTGTAATTGTTCCATTGTAAACAAATGTATAAGTTCTAAAAGTACCTGCATCAAAAGTAACATTTTGAATACCACCTGTAGCTTGTGCATAAGATACGCCATTATTTACGCTATACTCTAAAATACCATCAGTACAATCACCATAAACACCAGTCCATATTGCTTGATACTTAGCATTGTTTCTAACATTATCAATATCAATATCTAAGTAAGTTCCTACAGTATTTGTATTAGTAGTAAAATCTGTTGAACCTCTTTGAAAAGCACTTCCAAAAACTGATAAGGGTACTGCTACTCCATCATGTGCTAATATATCTGCTGATACATTTGCAAAATGTTTTACAGACAAAGTATCAACATTTATTCTAGCTGAATCTAAAGTGTCAGAAGTTATGCTGTTGGCACTTAGATTAGATACCTTTGCATCTGTAACAGCATCATCTGCTATTTGTGTTGTTCCAACTCCACCTGATTTAATAATTAGATTACCACTACCATCTGTATCAATAGTGACATCATCAATCTGCAACCTGTTTGCGTTTATTGTACCTGTATCAATATTGCTACCTGATATAGAAGTTGATCCATCTGTAAGATTTGATCCTACAATAATACCACCAGCACTAATTACACCTGATACATCTATTCTAGCTGCTGCTACAGTACCAGTAGTAATAACACCTCCACTTATAGCTGTAACATTAGAATTTACTTGACCACCATTTATAAAAGCAGAATCGTTTGTTAGGTCAGAAATATTATCATTTTGCACAATAATATTACCTGTACTAATAATATCAGATACATTTAGTCTTGCTGTTGCAATCGTACCAGCATTTATTTTATCAGCACTAAGATCATTAATTTTGGCATTTGTTACACTTAAATTAGCTAACTTACCTTCAGTAATTGCTAGATCATTTACCTTATTTGTAGTAACTGCTGAATCTTTAACATCATTAGTTACAACTGGTTCATCGCCTACAGTAAATGTAAGTGTAGCTGGACTAGATTCTGAACCTAAAGGATTTAAAGATGAAACACTTGCTACATAGTTTGTATCTTTAGGAACAAAAATTAAATCGCAATTCTCAACATCTACAATTTTATTTACAACTTGATTTCCTGAAGAATCAACAACATTAACTCTATATTGATAATTTGGAAAATCAGTTGGCTCATTCCAAGATAAAAAAGGTCGCCCTGTTGAACTAGAATCTGTATCAGTAAATGTTAAACCTGTTGGTGCTTTTACTGCATAAGCAGATGGTAAGTTTGCAAGTTCTTCTAATGGTTCTTGTGGTGGTACTTCCCAAGTATATACATCAAAGTATTCTATTAAACTCACAAATACTAAACCATCTGATTGCAGTTCTAGTGCTTCAACTCTACAAACTTTACTACTAAATCCTAAACCAGCATAAGTAAAATCAACTATATCACCGACATTTAGTTTATACATTTCAGGAGTTCCTAAAAACTGTATAGTAGTTTGATTCCTGCTTCTAGTTAATATTGCTTTACCCATATTATGTGCAATATAGGGATCAGCAATATAAGGAAACTCTGCTTTAACTTCTAATTCTTCACCACCATCATCAGATGTAAAATCATTAGCATCTGTAGTAGCAGAGTGTAGTACAGTTGCAGTATCTAATTCATATTTTTTATTAGCGTTAAAAAATTCTACTACAACCTTATTGGCTCTTTGATCTTTGTTGCCATAATCTACAGATATACCAGCATCAGCAATAATGTGATCATCAGTAATAGAAAAAGTAGATGAGCCAGTATCTTCGATTTGTAATTCATATTTACCATCTACATATAAAAATATACCTCGCATATTTGCTAGTAATTCTTTTGCATTTTCCATAACAGTCTTATTACAATCCAAGTATCCGTTACAATGAAATCTTTTTACTTTAACTTCATAAGTACCTGTATTTGAAGAATAATTAGCACCTAAAGTAGCATCAACATAAACTCTATAATCTTCTGTTGCATCGTAAAATTCGTTTCTGCTTACTTCTTTTATATTAATACCATCAAGTATTGTAGTACCACCTGAATTTATTAAGGTGATTTGTTCACCTATTTTATTTTGAAACCAGTCTCTATTTGAATTTGTACCTAATACATTAATAAAGTCATTACCATTACTACCACTCCATGTTAGAGCTTGTGCTGATCCATTAAAAAATTGTTGATCAACTAATGTGTCAGCAGTATTAGCAGCAGAAGAAAATGTAGTTGTATTTATTTTTGCTATAGGTAAGCCTTTACCATATTCAGTATTTGTTATGTAATCTAAAAAGCATAATGCAGGATTATCAGACCATTTGTAAGTTGATACTGTTCCAAATGTTTGCGTTCCATCTCTAGGATCAAAAACTTTTTTACCTTTAACTTGTACTGTTAGTTGTGGCACTCCTGACCAAATACCTTCTTTGTCGTAACCATAATGTGCTGCTATATAACAAACACCATCTAATCTATGTGCTGAAGTCCAATTAGACATAGATGCAACAAGCATAGGATCAGCAGTTTGTGAAGCTGCTCCATGATGTAAATTAAAAACATACCTATACTTTGATGTAGGTGAAGTGCCAAACTGACCTGCTCCTGAATCTATTCCTGTACCATTTTGAGAAACAGTATTTAATGATCCTGAACCTGAACTTATTTTATCTGAACCAATATAACCACCATCTCTAAATCTAGCAGAATCAGTAAGTGGATTACCATCTAGTTCTATTGTTTTACCAATTATTTCTTCACATTCTCCAACAGCTAAAGCATACACAACATACAAATCTCTTGAATCGTTTGCATTTACATCCATATAGATTATTTGTGTACCAACTCTTCTAGTACCATATATAACTGGTAATTTACCACCAGCAGATGTTTTGTTAGCAAGTATATCTTGACCTTGTGCTAACATTTGTCTTGCTTGTAAAAAACCTTTTACACCAACTGCTAAAACAGCAAGTGTCCCTATAATCTTTACAGCTTTAAATGCTTTTGTTGCTTTGATTGCTGATACAAACCATTTTATTTTTTGAAAAAATGTAGGTGAAACCATTACATACCCCACCTAACATCTTCTTTAACTTGTGTAGCAAATTCCATACCCTTATCACCACTACTAAAAGTTTGTTGAGACTCATCAGAAAAATGCCTACCTTTTGTCAAATTCCAATTTGCCCAATGCGAAGCAACTACAAGAGATAATGTAGAATCATCTATGTTTTCTTTTATAGATACATTTCTTATTTGTCCAGTAAAATAATTTATAGCACCTACAATTGATTCATTTGTATCAAAATAAGCTAAATAAATCTCTACTGTTTTATCTGTAAATTCACCACTTTGCACTAATGTTCTTACTTGATCTGTAATATTTGAAAATGCAATATTGACTTCATCAACCTGTAACTGACCTGTTTCAGAGGTTGAATCTACTGTTACAAAAGAACCACCAGCAGTATAAGTATTTGAATCAAATGTAACATCAGTATAATAATCAGTTAGTCTTACTGTTGATGATAAATTAAGCTCAACTAAAAAAGCTGTTTTAGTTGCAGATGATGATACTTGTGTTTGTAAACCAGCAGATAAACTTCTAGGCATTAGCTAATAACCTCTCTAACATCAAATGAAATAGTATATAAACCACTAGCATCTGTTGAATACATAATTTCATTATTTTCAAGATATACAGTAAAACTTGGTTTATTTACAGTTACAGCTTCATTATCTGCTAGAGCAGCTACTAAGTTTGGTGATATTAATACAGTAAGCTCACCACTTGAATTAGAATCAATATCTGATTGCACCATATAAACTTTTGTATGATTTGCAAACTTAATTAGATCACCTGCTTTTAAAGCACCTGTTGTACTTGCAGCAAAACCATCTAATGCTATTGATCCATCAGCAGCAGTATGTGATCCATTAACAAGTATATCTGTTTCTGCTTTTGATGCACCTAGATTATCTAATGGTGCTTGTATTGTAAAATCTTCAAAAGAACCTTTTTGCTTTTGTAGAAATGCAAATATTTCCATAGCTTTTTCTTGTTGCATAGGTGGCATTTGTGCTGTAAATGAAAAGTATTGTGAGCCTATTTGTCTTACTTGTTTTTTGCCTGATAGTGTTTGATTTAATAGAGTTGGTCTATTGTCTTGAAAATTTAAAGCTCTAAATAATGGATTTGTTGGAAAAGCACCTGACATTATACAACTCCCATCTTA